GCCTTGATATTCTTCTATTGTATATTTGTCTTTGTACCTGTCTTTTATAGGCCTGAATAAAACACCCATAGCTTTTTCGATTTGTTGCCAGTCTGATAAATAAGTATCTAAGTCTACATATTCCCCAAAGCTCATATCATCTAGGTTCGGTATAAACCCATACTCTTTACCATTCATTACAAATCTTCTTATTAGTCTAGGCTTCTGTTCAAACATTTCTGTTAGTATAAGTGATATTCTGTTTACATCATTAACACGCATTTTAATCGCATCTGTTAGCTTTATGCCACAAAATATTTCTAACATTTTAGAAGCTAAGAATTTATCATCTTCGTTCTGTTCCTGTATTTTTAAGAACTTTTGATACTGCCATAATTTGATTTCTGATAAATCATTAGGCACAGTTATTTTAACTCTCATATATATATATCGAAAATTAAAAGCGATTTTAGAACAGGACAAAAAAAAAGGAGCTGATAAGTTAGTGTGGCTTTCGCCTCCTATTTCTTACCAGTCTCCTATCAACCAATTAATTATTTATTAAAACAACTAACTAAAATGAAACGGATTAAATTAATTGGATGTTTATGCTGAATATTAAAGTGAATAGTATAGCACAGATGTAAACAAATGTCTTTACGAATACATCACTTAAAATTATTTTTTCTATAAGTTTTTTCATAATGTTTTGTTTTTAATTGTTTTGTTCTAATTTTCTTAATAAACTACGTACATTACTAACACCTAATTGGTCATCTCTTTTACTAGCTTCTCTCATTACTTTTACTAAAGCTGAAACAACTAATTTTTCTTCGTAATAATTTAATTCTAAGTTTTTTGATTCATTTCTTTTCATTTTGTTTTGTTTTTTAATTATATAGCTAATATAATACTTTTTTTAATATAATTAACATTTTTTAATAAATATTTTATTTACTTCTGTTATTGTATAGTATATTTTCCACGATTAGGGTTTTCTAATTGCATCATTAAGCAGTATCTAGCAGCATCTATGCAGTCAGGATGCGCACCTGTAGGTTTCTGTATATTGTTACCTTCTTTGTCTTTGGCCCATACATAGCCTTGTAATTCTTTTATTAAGTTCTTTGACCTTGATGTTACATATATTTC